GTTTCCTTTGCCGCGTCCCTGGCTTCTTTTGCGTCCCCGCGACGATCTCCCTGCTCCCGCGCGTCTGCTTTCGCCCTATCGTCACCGGCGCTGGCGGCGTCCACCTTCTGACGCATCCGCGCGGTTTCCAGTTCAGGACCAATACCCTGCGTCAGTAGGTTCTGTGCCGATTCAATCTGACGCTTGCTTAGCGTGTTTCCAGCGCTGATACCTTCAAACGGGTTCTTTGCGGATTCGTCGCCCATCAACTGGGCTTCCATACCAGCGGCCTTCAGCATGGACGCCTGACGTTCGGTCAGTTCCGTGCCGGACACGATGGTCCGGCCAGCCGCAGCCATGGTGGGGTCACCACCACCGTAAGACGGAACGGTGGTAACACTACCTGGAGTAAATGACTGAATTTCGCGCAGAACGCGCGCGTAGTTCTCAAGCCTTGCTACGTTGTGCGCGTCAGGCCCCTGCGCTTTGGTGTCCTGTTCGCTGGCTTCCAGACGCAGACGCGCGTCACGCCCGTGGGCGCGTTCGTATTCGTCCATCGTCAGCGCGTGCAACTTCTCACGCAGCCGGTCATACTCTTTGCTGGATTCCTTCAACAGAAACAGGGAAGCTGTTTGCGCTTGTGCAAGCGGGTCCTGCGCAGTTACCCACTTCTGCACTTTTTCAATGATCTGGTCCAGGACGCCCACCAGGGCGATAGCGCCGAAGATGGGGAACGCGGCCTGAAGGATTGGTGCCAGCCCTTCTATCTGAGAAAGGAACTGTGCGGCTGCCCGGATAGGCATAGCGCCTTCCATCATCCGCATCTCGTTTGTCAGGTTGCGGACGCTGCCGGTGGCGCGCGTAGCCCCGGTGTGTATCCCCTCGAAGGCTTGCGTGCCGGAGGTGCCGGCCTTCTGCGCGGCCTCGGCCATGAGGTTCAACTGCATCCGGCTCGTTTCGAGCAGTTGATTCAGGACCTCAGTCTGCTTCGACATCAGCGCGTTGGAGCCGGTGAGTTGTTTGAGCTTCGCGTCGAAGCGATCCGCCGCCTCGGCGTCCTTGTCAACGACCGCACCAAGGGCCTGGAGTTGATCGGTACCGCCCACTTGGGCGTTGATGAACATCTCGTAAGCCATAGTTAGCTGTTCTCCCAGGCTTCGTTAATGGCGGATTCGTGAATCTTGGATTCGACGCTGGCGATTTGGAGCGCGTCAACCAGCGCGCCGGGAAGTTCTGTCAGGTCTACCTGTTGCCCGGCGTTGCGAATTGTGGTCACGATCTGAATCAGCTCCATCGACTGCGGAGTAATGTATGAGACCGGGCACTCCGAGATGCGCGGTTCGTCGAGTAGACACGGGACGGTCTTTTCCATCTTGCGATTGCCGCCGAGACGCTCGTAGCCGCGTACCTCATATTGCGGACCCCACCACTTATTCAGGCGCGGGTTTACGCGCTCTGTGTAGTAGCGGAAACAGTTTCGGGTTGCCCAGAGGGTGAGCTTTCGGCAGTTGGAGCAGTTGTAATTGTCGCTTGCGCTGGCACCACTGCGCCGGAAGTGCCAAGCGACGGTGAGTTTTTTGCGGCGTCTCTGGTCAGGCGCCCATCGTTGACAAGCGCCTCGGAGATTTCCTGCGCCAGCGGAGGCGGCCCGTATTCGAGGAGCTGGTCAACCGTCATGCCATCTAACTCGCCGCCCTCGATACTGATGAGGCAATCTCGAATCCAGACCATCTGAATCTGATTGACGATCGACTGATACTCCTCAGTGAGCGAGCTACGCAGTTTGCGCGTCTCGCTGTCGGCAGATGTGCGGTATTCCGCAAGTAGCGGGTCCAGATCCTGCTTTATGACAGCGTCCCATTGCTCCGAAGGCAACGCGAGCGCTTTCTTGCGCGCGATGGCAATCTGCTCCGAGAGTTCCTTCTCTTTCGGAGTTTCGGGCGGGCTATCGGCCTCCAACTCGCGCAGGCGCTGGCGAAGGCTCAGCGTCTTCATGTCGAGCCCGACCCGCCGCCCATAGCCGATGCGATGCACCGTAAAACGAACGCAGGGGAGAGATTTGGAATCGTGGGTAATCGTGGGTGAGAATGCCATATCGCCTTTCTGGTGTGTATTGTTGGCCGGGCTTGCCCGCGTCCCGGCCCGCCGCGCCCCTCGGTGCCCTGAGCCAGTGCAATGCACCGTAAGCGAGCACCGTACTATTCCGCGCGCGGTCCCTGGTTCCTGCCTCTCTCTACGTGAACGCCAGCGAGAAGCTGTCCACCACGTTGTAAGTTGTAGCGTGTGCCAACGATTCGCCGAGATTCAGGTCGAAGTACGCCCCGTTCTCGACGATCTGCGCCGGTGCCAGCGTAACGTTTTTGAGCGTCGCCGTAACGGTCGAGCCAGCCACGTTGTTGACTGCGATGGAGATGTTGATGGGAGACTTGGTGGCCGCCTTGGTCTTCAGGTTGGCCAGCGTCACGCCGTCGCTATCCACAAAGCGCAGCGTTCCAATGCTGACGGTGTGCCGGCCGCCGATGGGGTAGTTCGGGAACTGGTCGAACGTCAAATCCTCGGCGAGGTCAAACCCGGTGTTGAGTGTGATGCTTAGCGAGCCCCGGAGTTCGGCCATGACATTGCCATCGAACGTTCCAGTTCCCGTGCGCCCGGTGATCGCTGAACCATTGACGGTCAGCGGTGCCCCGCTGCTGGGGCACACCGGGTAGGCGGTCAACCCGAAGGCCGCGGTCGCATAATTGCCGGTGTAGCCCGTGAACTGATCCGACAACCCCACATAGACGCACTTGCCGTCCGCTGTCATCGTGGAGTATGGTCCACCGAAGTTCAGCACCAGCCGCGTCGGGATGCAGCCGCCGGCATATTGATGGGTCGCATTCGCGGAGCCGTTTTTGTTGAAGCGGAACAGCGCGAATGGCAGGTAAGCCATCGGATTCACGAAAGAATACGTCGCGCTGGTCGATGCCACGATGGCGGCCGCCTGGCCGAAGAACGATTGCAGAATCGGGTCCAGGTCGGGTACTGTTCCCGCCGTCCCGTTGGGGATCAGTGGAGCCTCGAAAGTGAATGAGCCCGACTGCGGCCCGCGGATTCCGGCGATAGAGTCTTGTGTGCCGGTCTTGTACGGGGGCTCAAGCACGGGGTTGTTTTGCGTCAGCGAGCAGGCGATGTGCCGCGTCAGGATCGAGCCCGTGGGGGTCCAGGTGCCAGAGGAGTTGGGGATCGTGCGCAGGAGCCCGGCGCCCTGTGCTTGGGCAAAGACCCAATCTAGGCGTGATGCGGAGTAAACGTTTGACATGGTGAGCTATTCTCCCTTCGCGGCTTGCGCCGCCGTGCGCTTCTGGTGGATGATCTCCCAGGCGCGCTTTCTCTTTGCGGTGAAGTCTTCAGGGGCGTTCTCCTGAAGGGCGATGGTGCTGTGTTTCTTGATGTGCGCGGGGTCAAACTCCAACTCCGTGAATTCGGCTTCGGTCAGGAGGGCGACGCCGTGCGCGACATACTCGGCCGCGGCCTGATCCTCCAGTTGAACCGTCTGGCCGAACGATACCAGTTGGGTTCCGTTGCCGAAGTCGGCAAAGCTTCCGACGAAATAGTAAGTGCCCATAAGTCTCCTAAGCGATAACGTAGAATTGCGATACGAACTGCACCGTCCGGCGCCAGTTATCCCCGGCCGCGACGATCTGCCCTTTGGCATAATCGAGATCCCGGTTGAAGGTGATTCCGGTTCCCCAACTGGCCGGCTGATTCACGCCGTTGATCGAGTTGAACATGGCATCGATGACGGCGGCGGGCCATGTCTCGAAATCAACCGCCTCCGATTCCACCCACCCCAGATGAACCTTGACGATGCAAGTCACCACGCCATCAAACTGAGTGTTCTTGATGCGCTGACCGTATCCGCGCTGCGGGCCGCGAACCGCATCGATGGTGAGCAGCGGGTACTCGAATGGCGACGATTGCTCGAGCAGATCCGGCGGAACGTCGCCAAAGGTGAAGTTGCGCGGCGAGGCATTGATTGAGGCGTCCCAATTGATTGTGATGGCAGGCGTGCCGTAGCTGCCCTGAATCGCGGCGTAGGCGGCGTTGAAGCCAATCGCCGGGTCGGACAACCGGGTCAGCATCGCCATACTCACCGCCCTGCAAATATCAGCCATCCCTAAAAGCCTATGTCCTCATCCGTGATCGGTCCTTGTTGAACGTTGGAGACATTCATTGGCGCCCGCGAGTCATTGGCGCCCGCCTTCACCCGATCCTCAATGCGCCTGGCCACGATCTGCTCGCCAATCAGCAGATCCTCCGAACTCAGCGCAAAGAATTCGCGCGCCGGGCTCGTGTCCGTACCTTCGTCGTTCCCGCGGGCGCGCTCGGCCTCGGGGCCGTAGAAGCCAATCGCAAGCTCTTGGGCATCCACGTTGTTCTCGAAAGCATCCATTTCATCGCCGCCCAGGCCGTCCATGCTTGTGTCCAGTTCGGCGCCGCCACAGCGGACCATCATCGTGTCGAGCATGTGAGTGTGCTGCTCCATGCCATACAGGTTCACCGCTATTGCGCCGTGGGCCGCCTTGGCTGCGGCGTAGGAGTCGTAGCGGATTCCGTACGGCGTCCTGATTCCGGCGCGTCCCGTCGCCGAGAAGCGATTCCGGGCGGCTGTCTTTCTCGCGGCCTGGCTTGCATCCGTCGCCCGCGGCCCACGCGCGCCAGCCACTTCACGATTCGGGTAGAAGTAATAAGGCCCCCTGATGCTATACGGCGCAAATGGTGCGCCGTTGGCGTCCATGCCGGCGAGCGTTCTCTTGCGGATTCGCGCCCGGTAGGTTTGTCCGATAAGCAGGAGATCTCCCTGGGTGACCCGCGAGAGATTCTTAATCTCATAGCGGATCGCCTCTCTGGCGTCCTGCTCGTCCGGCCCTTTGAAGGTTGCGCCCGCCATTTTTACTCTCGCTTGCTATGTACCTTCGCTCTCGCCTCTCGCAACTCGCGCTCAGCCTTGCGTTGGCAGGCCGGACAATGCCGCAACCTGGAAAAGTATGCCAGCGACTTGCCGCACGCCGCGCACTGACGCGCATCCTTCATCCGTGCTATGCTCTGATCGTTGTCTCAGCCCTTCGAACAACTTCAGCGGATCAAGGTCAAGCTGTTGGGCAAGCGCTACGCCATCGACGTGCTCACCCGCTGCAGCGAACTCAGAAACAAGCTGGCGCCCGTCATTCCTATGCCGCCAGCGCCGCCTGAAGATCCTCAACCGACAGATCCCACTGATGACGACAGTTCCAACCACCTCTCGTAATGAAGACGTTAGGCAGCTGCCCGTTGCTCATCCTGCCGATCTGGCTGCGCGTGTAACTCTTGCCGACAGCCAGAAGATGCTCGCAGAACTCGCGCGTCAGTTTGTCATCCGGGCCGGAATACTCGTAGGTCAACTCCTGCTCGCCCGGCAGATCCTTTTCGATGGTCTGATAGGCCCGATCCGTGGCCGTCGCGTAAAACAGCGACATGGAAGTATCGCCCAGCGTGCGCGCCTGGCCGATGCTCAGATCGAACCGCTTGGACAACTCGGCAACCAACTCGGAGAACTTGAGGCCACCCATTGAGAACATGCCGCGCGTCATCGCCGCCCCGGCGGCTGACTCCACCGTCGCCCGCAGGCCTGCCAGCGCGTTCATCTGAAAGCTGGACATGATATCCAGATCGTTCGCGCTCGGCTTCCACTTCGGCAGCGGAGTTTTCATCTGGTCGGACAAATACTTGAGCGTGTCCTGCAAGTACGGTAGCTGCCCGTGGAACTGTTCTACGAACGCCTCCAGGAGTCGCGGTAGTCCGGCGCGGTCCATCTCTTTCACGAACAGGCTGTTCAGATTCCGCAACGCCCGGAAGTTGCCCGGCGTCTGGTCGATCATGCCATCGGTAACACTAAGGCCCTTCTGCAACTTCGCCACGACGCGATCCTTCGCCCGATCCACCATCTCGCGGAGTTGCTTTTCGAACTCCGCGAGTAGTGAATCCTGGTAAGCGGAACGCTTGGCGGCGATGGAATTAAGGTCGGCCATTGAACAACGCCGCTTCGGCTTTGCGGCGCGCTTGCAGCCACGGTAGCACCGTGAGTACTCCGTTGACTTTCGCTTTGTCGATATCGAGAAAGTTGTTCGCCGCGTTCAGCCGGTCGCCGGCCAGTACGCAAGCCCACAGGTGCGGCGCGTACCCATCGATGTTGCACCCAGCGTTGTAAGCCAGGCTCGCCAGCGCATCGAACTGGCACTGACGCAACTGCAGGTCGCCCAGCCGCCGGCTGAGATCGGTGTCTACTTCGGCTATATCTTGGGCCAGCAGTGCATCAGCCATCGCCTGGCTGATCGACTGGCCTCCCACCACGCCATCGGTGTGGCCCCAGCCGATTGTCCAGACACCGCCCGAATCCTGGTAGGAAATCAGGCGGCAGTCCTCGAAGCGCCGGATCAGGTCAAGTGCGGCGCTGCTCGCGATCACTTGCCACCCGCCAATCCCGGCGGCATGTACGAGCGCAGCTCGCTCGCGGCCGATCCCTTCAGGATGTCGTATACCTTCAGCTTGGCCACGGAGCCCTTCTTGAGCTTCACGGCGCCGCTCATGCCGGCTTTGGTCCCAAGCCCATGCACGAGGCTGAAGAACCCGGAGAGCGCCGGATTGGAGCCGATGACCAGCACTTCGCTATCATCGGGATCACCCTTGTCGCTAACCCACTGCTTGATGGAGTCGAGCGCCTTCTTGGGATCGCCGCCCGGCCCGAGGTCCGGTATCTGCAGCACGTCTTTCGGATCGAGGCTGAAAAAGTCTTGCGCAATCGCGGCGGCCTGCATGTTGCGCGTCTCCGGCCCGGTGAAGATCACGTCCGGGTCCATCTCGCAGGCCTTGGCGTACTGCTTGAGCACAGCGCCGAACTTCTTGGCGCCTTTCTTTGTCACTTGGCGCTGCGCGTCGTCTACGGTATCATCCTCGGGCTTCGCCTTTGGATGGCGAACAATCGAGATAATCATTTTGGTTTGTTTTCTTTCCCCGCGTTTTACGTGTGCGGCCACGGTTGGTTGGGTTGAAACTCGCACGGGCTTCGGCCATGTCACCCGCGCATGATCGTATTCTGCATTGTGACGCTCGAATTCCAGTTCTGCCCATTATCGGCGGCATAGCCGCTCAACGCAGGTGGCCCAGGGAGAACGCATGATTTTGTGGCGTAAGGCACCGGCGTCGCGTTCTGCAGGTAGAGCGTCTGCCCCGTGAGCCCCACATAGACGTTCCAGCAGCTCGCGTTCAGCGGCGTGAAGAGGCCTTGCCCCTGCTGGATCGTCGGTGGCTGGCTGCCGTTCGGCCCAGTGAGGCCGACGATGGAAACGGATATCACCTGGGCGGTGGCTACCGTGATCGTCGCGCGCGCGCTGGGCGCAGACTCGGAATTGCCTTTTGCCGTCGGCGATGTGTAATTCCACTGGTCCGCCCAAGTGATCGAAACGTCGTAATTCGTTGATGCGTTAGCGTTCGTCCCGGCTACCGCGCTCAGGTTGGCCGCGGACCATATGCCGGCTCCTGGCTCATAGAGCGCGCCCGGACATTGCATCGGCTGGTTGACGATGGGCACGCCGGAGGAAAAAAAGTTCGGCCATACGAGACGATTGAAACGGTCATCGTAATGGTCCATCTTTATTTTGTAGCGGTCCTGCTGCTTGCGCCCAAAGCACTCATCGTAGAACTCGATCAGCGCCATGTAGATCGCGGCGCGCTTGATCGGAGACCACATGCCGTTGACGTAGGGAGGGGTGACAACGATCTGGCTGAGCGAGACGCGCGGGCGCTGGCTGGACGGCCCCACGAGATTGAGCGCCGCGGCGGTCTGGGAATAGGGCGCCACGAACGGCGGTAGCGTGCCGGCGAATCCCTGGTTTTTCATCATCAGCCTGTCGCCCATTTGCCACGTTGCGGTGGCGCACACGCCAGGAGGGCCGCCAGGTATGGAATCCAGGACGATCTGCTCGCTGGTGGCAACCCTGCTGATTTCAGGCTCGGTCGCGATGAGATCCGCCGATGTAACGAAATCTCCGTCAGTCCAAAGAGCCATTGGTTTACTTCCGCCCGCTCACTGCGATGACCAGCACTTCGCCGCCGGTCTCAATCGCCTTCAGGATCTTGTCGATGGCCGCGCAGACATCCTTGCGCGCCTTCCGCTGCTGCTTGTGTTTCATCTCTTTTTTCTTCATGCGCCTGATCACCCAGTGCATTCGCTGCTGCGCCTCATCCATGTAGCGAGAGACGAATGGGAACGAGGCCGGGTCCGAGATAGCGGCCCACGCGCGATAGAGCCGGTCTTCTACCACGGCCATCTGCTCACGCTCGGCCTTGCGGAGCAAATGAAACTCGCGGTCGAGGCCGCGGAGATATACCAGCGCGGCGAGCATGGCTGGCGTTAGTTCGCCGCGCTGAGAGGTTCGCTTGAGTGCTTCGTGGTGCGCTTCGAGTTGTATCGCGCGCCGCATTGCCCTACGTGCTCGACACGTAGTAGAACACGTACATCTCGATCACCCCGGCGGTCAATGGTCCGCTGGCGATGGTCAGTTGCATGGTCGTGGCCGCGGTCGTTTTGACCCAGGTCGAGGAGGTTTGCGGTACCGGCGAACTCTGTCCGAACGCGGCGGTTCCGAGCGAACCCTTGCCGGTGGCCGACATGAGCGTAGATGCGCCGCACGCCGTGCCGCCGGTACATCCGAGCGCCACCGTGGCCGCGCCGGCCGCCGTGACCGCGCGGGCTACGGCAACCCGAGGCTGCCGATGACCGTCTGGCTGGATGGCGCGGCCCTCGTTATGGACTTGGCGTTGATCGCGTCGAGAATCACCTCGAGGTCGTTCGGCGTGCAGTTGCCCACGGTGAGCGCAAGCACGGTCGAGATATCCGCCGAGCTCGGCTTCTGCGATCCGGCGTAGTAAGTGAGTGGCATGAGATTTTCCCTTTCGTCAAAAAATGGCGTCGCGCGACCGGCATGGAGTTTGGTGCCGGACTGCACGCGCGACGCCCGCTAAATGGATCTGTCGCCTACGGCTCGCCGCCGCGCTACGACTCGTACCAGGCCGACAGTTGGAGGCCGGGGGTGGAATCGGCCTGAATGATGTTCACGCGGAGACGGGCATTGGTGACACCGAACCGCGTGCCGGGAGTGTCGTACTTGCGGTTTTCGTAGTCCTTGGACGCGAAGGTCGGCGTGTTGACGACCTGGCCCTGGACCGCGACCAGCATACGGGTCACGATATCGGCCACGAAGCCGTCGACCGAATCCTGTAGGGCGATGACGGCCTTCTTGCCGGCGCCCAGCGTTTCGATGCGCAGCTTCATGGTCCAGTCGTTCGCCACGCCGGAGATATCCCAGGCCTGGCTGACGGCGCCGCCGGAGCTATAAGCGCCGGTGCCGGCGATGCCAGTGCTGAGCGCCGTGTTCGAGTACATCCCGAACGTGGTGGTGCTGTAGCCGGTCACCTTGACGTAAGCCAGCGTGTTGGCGCCGGTGTTGCCCACGACGCCGGTGACTTGCACCTGGTCGCCGTCCGCAAGGCCGTGCGCGTTAGTGGTGGTGACAACGATGGGCGTGGCATTGGTTGCGCCGGTAATCGCGCCTCCCAGCCCGCCGAACGACCCCGACACCGAGTGCGTGCGGGAGCTTTCGAGCATAGTCGGTTGTGCCATTGTTTTTGTTCTCCTGTTGATTTAGAATGGCCGGCGCGATTCGCCGGGTACTGCCCTTGAGAGTTTAGTTAGCCCCTACGGTCACGAGCTGTACGAGATTTCGCGTGCCTCTCGCCTTCGCGACATGATCCGGGCAGAGTTGCCCGTCCAATCCGACGGCCCAGCCGAGCGACATCGCGGCTTTGACAAAATCGCCGGCCGCCTGCGTAGGGTCGTAACCTTGGCTGACGGTGGCTACCATTGAGTGACCACAGGTGACCGTATCGCAGAGTAGAAACAAGCTCGGCTGGGGCTGAAAATCGGTGATGATGCGGAACATGGGTTTGCTATTTCGCCTTGGCGCGCTTCGCGGCCTGTTCGGCTTCCCACGCCTTCGCCTCCTGCTCTGTCGCGACGCGTCCGGCACCGGCCTCTTCCGCCGGGGCGGACAGCATCGCGTCGCGCAGGATCTCTCCCAGAGCCTTTGCGCTGGCGCGCTCCGAGTGATCCTTCTCGTCCTCAATACCTTGGCGCTTCGCGGCCTGTTCGGCTTCCCACGCCTTCGCCTCCTGCTCTGTCGCGACTCGATGAGTATTTTCCCGGAGGCATCCGGAGGCGTCCCAGGGCTTGCAGATGCACATATTGAATTCGCCCTTTTCGTTCGGTTGGAGCGAGACAAGATAGATCGCTTTCAGCGACCGCCCCATGTTGTCCCACTTGTGGTTTGGGTCCACCTCGCGGGCCTTCAGGTCGGCCCTGTAGGCAACCGGGTCCAGTTCGGCGCACACCTTGCGACGCTCGGCCCATTGATTTCGATAATTGACTGCGACTTGTGCCATTTGGCTCCTCTTTTTAGGGAAAGGCGAGGGGCGGGAAGGCCCGCCCCGCCGGTTAGTTCAGAATCTGCTGGCCGAACTCCTTGCGCAGCGCCGCGACGCCATACAGCGCATCGACGGTGAACTGCTGGGCGAGCACCTGCGGGTTGTAGGACATCACGACCCGGAGAGCGAAATTCTGAAAGCTGATGTTCTGCGACACCGCGCCGGTACCCTGGATGATCAGCGGCAGATTGCGCATCGCAAGCACGATGGCATCGGAGCCGAACATCAGGTTCGTGGTGTTGCCGTTGAGCGTGGAGACCTTCTGGCTGCGGGCGAAGATGACGCCCTTCAGTTTGCCCACGGTGCCATTCGCGATGGCCTGATTGTTGACCACCATGCGCTCTTCCGAGAAGCGCGGGATCTGGCGCAACTGGCTGTAGCCGGTGCCGCCGACCAGGGCGTATTTCTGAATCGAGTCGTTCATGCGCGCGTTGAACAGAGCGCTCTCGGCCGAGTCAATGGTCGCCTCGGTAATAGCCGCGGCGCCCGTGCCCAGAACCGAATTGGCCGTGAACAGCGGGAAGGTGCCGATCAGATCGGCTTCGATCTGATCCGCAACCGCCAGTATGGCAGGCTGCATATAGATGTCGATCAGCGAGGGGCTGGCAAGCGCCTGCGCCACGTTGATGATCGTGAAGGTTGCCTCGCGGTGGCTGTTGAGCACCACCTGAGCGTTGCCGAGAGTCGGGTTCTGGTTGGTGACCGTGCCGCCCTCAGCGATGTTGTTGGTGGTCATGTTCGGCGCGATCGGCACGTTTATCACGTCGCCCATCTGCGCGAGCACGTCATCATAATTGCGATTGACCCAGGGGCCCATCACGAAGTTGGGACCGAGAGCGGGTAGCGCTTTGCTCGCGACCAACTTGAGAATGGCCTGCGCCGCATTTGCACTGGTTACTTCATTTGCCATGTTGATTGCTCCTTATCTGAAAATGGCCCCGCTCTCACGAGATCCAACGCTACGAAGCCGCACGGGAAGAACGACCCTTTTAGGCCGCGTTCCCGTATAGCTTTTTGCTTATCTCTTTCGCGTAGGCTGCTTGCTTCTCCGGCGTGCTGAGATCGTCATCGAGGGACGGGCCTTTGTTGCCGTGCCCCTCGCTGCGCGATATCCCGGAGCCGCCGGACTCCGGTTTCTTGAGCGCGAAGTCGAAGCGCTCGGTTACGTCCTGCTCCACGAACTCCTTGTTGAACTCGGCATAGTCGCCGTCCGGGAGCTTGATGACGAGCTTTCCGTCCTTGCCGGGGCTGACGCGCGCCGAATAATCGGCGAAGACCAACTCGCGGCCGGTATCCTTGGCCCACTGAAACGAACTCAGCAGGTCCTTGATCGTTCCGTTGCGTTCGGCGGCGGCAGTCTTAGCATTGGCCGCATCGCGCTCGGCTTGAAGCTCCTTCACCTGCTTGGAGAGCTTCTTTAATTTTTTGGGCGTCATGACATCGACGAGATTGCCGTCTCCGTCATTGCTGCCTTCGGCGCCTTTACCCTTGCCGCCAGTCGGGGTGCCATCGTCGCCCTTGCCGGCCTTCTTACCCTTTGCCAACTTGTTCAGGGCCTTAGCCAGCTTCTTTGGCTTCATACCATCGAAGACCTTGGCGAATCCGCCCAGCCCCTCGACAGCCTCGGCCAGCTTCTTCATTTCCTTGGATTGCTTTTTATCGAGCCCGTTCAGCATGTCGGTGATGTCAGACTTCGACATTCCGCCGGCCTCCTTGAACCAGCCAGACAGATCGGCCTTCATTTCATCCGTGAGTGCCATGTGTGTGTTGTCTCCCCGCGTATAACGACGCGGCGCGTGATTCCCGGCATTTGACCGGCCGGCGCGGCTTTTGTTTGTCTCTACTGCCCGCGTTTTACGTCCGCGGCGGACGTGCTGCAAAAGTCGTTATGCTGCCTGCTCGACCCTCTTGTCGATCGCGCCACCCGCGCGCTGCAACTGATTCGTGAACTGCAGCTTCTGCGCTTCCTGCTGCTGGGCGAGGCGTTCCGATTTCTTCGGGCCGTTCTGAATTTCTCCTACCACTACGTCGATCATGCTGCGGTTAGCATCCGGTATACAGGCGAGCGCCGTGCGTGTCTCGATCTCCTGGAACCAGGTATCGCTCTGGATTTCGGCGTCCTCGGCGAACTCCATCAGCTCGATCATCTGCGCGGCCGTGTCGGTCGAGAACGTGAACCCGTGAACGTCCCACTCCACATCGTCATCGCCGTGCGCCAAGGATACGTCCTGGCCGAGGAGCTGCATTCCGGCGCGCACAATATCGCCGTACTGGCCCAGCACGTCCTTGGACGGCATCATGTCCATCTCTTTGGAGTAGCCGCTCGACGATGAGGCAGACGCCGACGAGCTGCGCCCCTGCGCCATCAGGTACATCTGCCGGTAGATCTCCTCTCGCCCGGCTTCGATCGCTTTCGCGGAATGCTCGAACGAGGTACCCCTGGGCTCGGTCCATTCGAAGGTATCGCCGGGCCGCAGGTTGATGGAGGCAGTCTCCGATATCGTCTGCTGAAAATCCCAATCATCGGTCTTGATGACCGGCATGGCAAGGTTCGCCATCTCGAGCCCCCAGTAATACGAGTTCACCAGGTTGATATGGCGAATTGCCGGCAGGAAGGCGCGCTGCATGAGCCAGAGTCCATCGGGAATCCAGAACCGGCGGACGGGTACGCGTTTCACTCTCGACAGCGCGTGCGGGCCTTCATCGATGAGCGTCGCCGTGCTCCCGCCATCGCTGATGACCGTCTGCCCATCAGGCCCCACCAGCGCGACGGTCTGCGTGCCGGGCGTCGTAGTTTCCTTGGCACGTTCGAATATCCGGTACTTCTCGCGGTCGTAGTAATACCACCGCTCGACGTTCTCCGACTTCTCCAGAAAATCCTGCCGCGTACTGAAAACCTTGATGACAACCCACTCCAACGCGCCGAACTTATCGACGCTGTAATTGATGACGTGCCGCGGGTCGTAGAGCATGGCGTACGGATTCAACAGCCCCTTCGTCTTCACGTCGTAGAGCGTTTGCGCTGCGGGGTCGCTGCCGGGCAGGTCAATGCAGCACCAAGCCTCCTTGAAAAGCATCAGACTCAGATAGACCTGGCGCCAGAAATCGACGTACGTCATGCCGTTGCGGTCGCAGTTCTGGAGCCAGTCTTTGTAAAAACCGAGCTTCGCATCCGACAGCTTCGCAGCTTCGCCAACCTTCGCTTTTGTTCTGAGTTCGATGTCAGGGTCTTTGTTGAAGAGTTTCGATTGGTACCAGCCGATAGCCGGACCCACAATGTTGTCGTAGGTGAAGCGCATGACGCGCTGCAGGTATACGTCGTTGACTTCTTTGGGCCGCTTCAGAAGGAAGCGGGTCGCGTTGTCCTGCATGGCCTTGCCGCCGCGGTACAGGAGGTCTGAGGCAATCCAGAACTCCCGATAGTCCGAGACGTGTGGATGCTCGGCGTTCAGTTTGTCAACGGCGGCGGTTGTCATGGTCTTTCTATACCTGGAACCCTTCGACCAGCAGCACGTCGCCCGCTGCGTCGAAGTCCACAAACACGTTATCGATCGGGATCTTATTCGCGCCCTGGTAACTCATGACCGGGACCGCGATATGAGCTAACTGAGACTTAGGCGCGACCTCCAACACGCCCGTCCATGGGCTCACGGGGGACATGAATAAGCCCTTCGGGAGCGCGTTTGACGGCGGGAGGATCAGGCCGAGATAGCAATTGGTCCCGATGTTCGCCCCCGACACTTGAATTTCCATGCTGTGAACTTCGATCCCCTGATTGGCGAACTGCGGATAATTGATCGTGATCGGAATCGGCGTGCGGAATAGCGTGCCGCTGCCCGATCCTGTGCCGTTACCAAGAAAAGCCGTCTGCCCGAACCCGGCCGGCCACAGAATGGTGAGCGTGTTGGCATCCGTGACATATGCGACCCAGGACCCGTTGATGGCAGTCTGCCCGGTGACGCTCGCCACGCGAATGTAGATCTGCGTTCCGATCGGGTAGCCGTGCGCGGTCACAGTGAGCGCAACAGGTTGGCCGTTGGCGTTGGAAATAGACGTGATGCTCTGCGACGCCGAAGCTATCCCGCCGAACGGGAACGGATTGAAGGGTAGTTGAATGCCGGACATGGCGTTTTACGCCTCCTGCGTTGTCTTGCCCTTGCCTACTTGATCCTGCACAAAGTCCAGAACTTCGTGGCCAAGTTGCTGCTCGGCCGGCCCGACGCCGAACGTCACGGTATTCACGGCCGCGTTATGAGCCGCATCGCCGGCCTGCGCGGGAAGTTCGACCGGCTGGCCGGTCTTGATATCCACGGCCGGGATGATGAATGGCGGCGGCTGAGTACCGGAGATTTCAACCACGGGCGGCGTGATGACCAGTCCATCGGCGTCCGGCTCGCCAGCATCCTCTGCGTCTGGCTGCTCGTCCGAGACCGGCTCCAGCGCGGCGGATGCCTCGCCGGCTGTCACAACCGCGTTGCGCAGCGCCTCCACCAGCGATTGCTTGGCCGCCTCGAATTCTTTGCCATCGGCGCGTACATCATCGAGGTGCTGGGCCGCCGTTGCGGTGTGCGGGACGTGACCGTTCGCGACAATCCACTCCAGGAGAAACTCGACTGCCTTCTGAATAGCTTGCATCTTTTCTCACCTCACCCAATAGCTGATAATCATCCCTTCGGTAGTGACCGCCGAGTCAACCGCATAATCCGTAATATGCAGGACATCCGCCGATTCCTCGACGATGACCATATCCAAGATCCCGGTAGCGCCCGGCGCATTTATGGCGCGCAGAACGTTTGCGAACGTCATCTGATTCATGGCCACGGCGCCGAGTCCCGCGATACCGAAAAACAGGGTTCCCGCCTGACCTGGCACGGGCGCCGCGATAATTCGCGCAACCATTTGGCCGTTGCTCTTGTCGTTGGGAGCCGCACTGAGTGTTCGTGGTGCTTGCGCCGTTCCGCCGCTGGTGAAAGCCCCGTTTCCGGCGACGCCGTTTTGAAAGGCCGTGTCACTGAACATTGCAATGTGGTTCGCGTCCACCACCTGCGCATAGGCCGTAACGTTAGCGGCGGTGTTACCACCGATATTCTTGCCCGATATGGCGTCGCCGGTGACGAACGGATGCGCGACCACGGTAAGCACGATCGGCGTCGCGTTCGTTGCGCCCGTCACTGCCACGCTGCGCGACTTCACGAGGCCTAGCGAGAATGGCTGCATCTGGAAATATCCCCTCCTCTATACCGGCGACGTGCCGACTTCGCCCACGCGTGACCGCAGGGCGAGCTTCGAATGGACCAGATAGCCGAGCGCGTCCGAGATGTGGGTACGCATCGGATCGGTGGATTGATCCAGTTGCGCCGCGCCAGACTTCCACACCACCTGCTCGAGATCTTCGACCAGGTTTTTGCAGCGCGGATGAATCTGCAGGCGGCACTCGCCGGCAGCGCTTCGCAGTACGCCATTCACCGACGCAACCCGATCCTTGACGAGCGGGTTGGTGCTCGTGTATCGGAAACTCATCTGGTAGCCAGGAGTGACACGGAAGTACTCTTTGATGACGGCCCAGTCGCTCTGCGCGCCGGCGCCGGCTGCCGTCTTCCGCTGGCTGCCCGTCGCGTCGCCGTAGACCGAGACCGTCAAGGGAACTCCGTTGCGGCGATAGTCTCGCGTGTGGTTCACGAACTCCTCGCAGGCCTCGGCCGTGTTGCTGTTGTGCAGGAACAGCTCGTCGATCACGTTGATGTGAAGGTCTTTGCGGCCATGGACCGTATCCATATAAGTGCTGCGATCTTCGATCTGCGCGATAACGGCACATAGCGGGTTGACGTTGAAATCGAGCGCAAAGCACAAGGGCAGCCGCGGGTTATAATCGGCGGCCTCGCTCACATGCGCTTGACGCTTGAAGGCGAAGTACACCTGGCCGGAGCGGACGTTCAGGTATTCGCCTAGGACCTCTTGCCTGTAAAGCTGCTCATCGTACGTGCCCAGCAGTGAGTCGTAGAGCCCGGTCTCGGTGACGTACTTATTCTCGCGCGGTGACGCGAGATAGGCCTTGTAGTCCGCAGCGGGCTCACTGATGAATAACTTATAAACCCAGTCGTACCCGTTGGGAGTCCAGACACCGAATGCGCAGCGGCGATTCGCGCCAGGATGGCGCAAGCGGCCAAGCAGGCGAGACCATGCCGCCTGCGGGCAGTATGTCAACTCATCGAGCCCAAACCAGGCGAGGTTCGTTCCGCGCAGTCGCTCGAAATCATCCACCGATCGGCAAAGGATCTGCGCGCCGAAGAAAGGCGGATCGGGAAGCACCAGAATATTCTCCGAGCGCCAATGATCGTAGCGAATCCCTTCGTTGGCCAGCACGTCGAACATGTTGCGCAGCGTCGCGTCGCGCAACATCGGGTAGGTTGGCGCGCCGATCAACCCCAGGAGTCCGGGGTTGAGCGCGGAGAGAAACAGGGCCTCATACACGAGCGCGACAGATTTGCCGCTGCCGATCGGGCCAGAGAATCCTTTGTGGAGCGTCCGTAGGTCCGCGTGGAATTTGCGTTGCGTTGGCAGCGGGGCATATTGCCAGCCAGAGGAGCGGTCGAAGGTTTCGGCCGGCGGCAGGGTTGGTATCTGGCGCGCGCTCATGCTTCCACCTGCTCGGACTGCTGCTCGCTCTTTGGCAACTCTTCGCGAATCCACTCAGGTAATGCTTCCCGTGGAACATACGGCAGTTGAATGTCCGGTGCATCGAGCCCGAGCAACTTCGCGCGCCGCTCCATGATCCTGAGCACCCGGTCGACGGCGCCCTGGTTGCCGGCTTTGGCTTGGCTGAAGATCTTCATGAAGACCGAATCGAGCCGCTGCAACTCCATCTCACGAACGTCGACGGCCAGCTCTTTTGTGTGCTCGCGGAGTGCGGCCAGCACGCGGGCGACAGCTTTATGCGCGCCGGCCTTACTGATCTTCGTACCGCGAGCGGTCAGGATCTTCGCAATGTCGCCGTAGCTCGCGCCGCCCTTGCGAAGCTCGAAAGCCACGTCTTCCAACTCACGGGCGCGGACCTTGCGGGGTAGTCCTGGGTTCCACTCGGGAGGCTGCTGCTGTGCCTGCGCGGATGCCTGCGCGGATTCGTCTACCACTTTATTGGTCACGGACACAGTCTTTGGATTTCACGGTGTTACTTGATGAGGTGCGATTCCTGTGTTGCGGCTAGCGCGATGGCAATCTGGTGCTCACCCTCCGAGAACTTCTCCAAGTAGCGCGCGTGACGCTCATCGATGGGCGGACAGCATCGCTTTGTCCTTGAGCGCTTGCGTGCGGGCGGACTCCGAAGCTGCCAGCTTGTCCTGAAGTTCGGCTTCGGCTTTCGAATGCGATGCTCCATAGACCAGAACGATCACCATCGACAAAACCATCGCCAAGGGCAACTTGCGCAGCATCACTTCTTCTCCATCTCCCTGAAGTGCTGGGTGGTCATCTGGATATGATCGTCGAGCTGCTGTTTGACGCGAGCCTGTTCGGACACCACGCTATCGAGAATGATCGTAAGTTGCTGCTGCGAAGTCTCCACACGGGCCTGGGAACGGCTCAATTCACCGATCTGAGCACTGCTGTTTCCATATTCGACCGCTGCCGTAAGCAGTATCACTGCGATCGTGATCCAGTGGCCGGCGTCAAGGCCCTTCAGCTTTTCAGTGAACTCTTTCATTTCCAAAGAGCCCTTTCTGGGTTCGAAATAGGGGTGTTCCGCATTTCTTGCAGGGACATCGTGCGGTCAACTCGGTCGTAACCGCATCCCGACAGAGTGTCCCAAGCGGGTCTGAAGCGCACTGCGGAAATGGTCGCGGCCACGTGCCGGTGATCGTTCACGAGAAATCGGATGCGGTTGGATTCCTGGCCATCGCCCAAGATGTCGCCGCTGTCGCTGATCCACTGGGCGCGCCCGGAAACGACGAAGCGCCGGGCTCGGTTCCGGTTCGTGAAGCCGGTCCCGCTCGCGGGGTTCTGAATACACACCTCGCGATTGAGGCCATTGGGCGAGGTTGTTATGTGGGCCACGTTGGGATCGACGCTATACCTGCGCGAATCTGCAGTACGCTTACGCTTTGTATGTTATCACACATTTGTGGGTGGCTCCAAACATTTTTCGGCGTGAATGTTCGTGAATCTCTATGCGCGAAGCCGCGTTTATGCTCGCTCCCAGTGCCCGATATATTTTTGATTGCAAAATCTACAGCAGTATTGTAAGATAGACGTGCAAAGTCATGAAGCCGCCGCTCGAGTTCCGCTGCCCGCACTGTAAACGCCAGATCCGCGAAGATCTAATAACCAGCTTCGCCGGGAAGGTGTCCGCGGCCAAGCGAAAGGACTTCAGCCGGCCAAGCACTGGGCGCCCGCGGACGGTCGCGCACAAGACGCTCGCCGACGGCGCGCCGGACCCGAAATGCACATGCGTGGATTGCCGGCGGGCGAAGGGATACACGGCGCCCCGGAAGACGGCGGTACCGGCACCTGTTGTTCTCGGCTATTCGGAAGACAGTGTGGAAAGTGACAGATGAGCAATAACACGTCAACATCGCCGAAATCGGAACTTAGCGTAGAAAATCACACTG